GGAGGCACACCCACGGCTATAAACCGCTGAACAATACTGCCCTATTAGGGTATGCTTTAGAATAGAACGGGTTGCCCCGTTCTAATTTTTACAACGGCTTGCTATTTGCTAGCGCGTCGAAAATCGCCTTGAGAGCGGATTTGTTCGCCTTGGTAAGCGATTCAACGTCGTTTTCCGACAAGCGCAAAATCGCGCCGATAGCATCGGCCGTTACATCTTTTTTAACAGGCTTTTCGCCGTTCTTGTTTACATAACTTTTAGCGATGTAAACTTTTTCGCGCGAAAGTTTCGCTACAATAGAGCGAACGGTTTTGCCAAGTGCCGAGGCAATATCTGCCACGGGCACGCCTGCCTGATAATCTGCTATAATCTTAGCAGTTTGCTCAGGCGTATAGTTGACAGCTTTTTCAGCCATTGCTATAACTCCTAGAACCTGTGGGGGCTTGCGGTATTGCTTCCCTGCCACAAAAACCATTATACAGGCTTTATGGGCCTAGAATGTCGCCCTGACGACAATTGGCTACCATTGGTCGGATGAATCAGCGGTAGTGCCCGCCGACCAGCGGCAGACACGATCCGACGAACGGTAGCCCCAGGGGGTTGACACGGCCGCAAAATCTATGATATAATTATCATAGATTTTGGCGCCAGCGCTCTAAATTATAGAATTTAGAGCGCTAAATTATTTATAACGGTACAAATAAAATAATGGCCCTAGTCGGGCCACAATTTATAACGCTTTAACAATTGGATCGCTTTTGTTTATATAATATTCATGGGTTGCTGACGGTGGCAAGCCATATTCTAGCATCATTCTGCGCCAGTCGGGGCCATGCCAAAAGTCGGTGGGATCCTCGCCGTTGATTATAAAATCTGCAACGTGGATCAGCTCATGCGGTACAATTATGCAAAGCATCTCATGTTTATAACGGTTAAAAAACTTGCTAGCAAATTCTACCTCATGCACCTCGCAGTGGGCAAAGCCCGCAGTGCGGTACAGTCTGTTATTGATTCTAACCTTTGGAACGCTATGCAATTTTAGTTGGGGCCATAATTCCTGCATTGCCGACCAATGCAGGGCTACAGCGGCCGTTACAACTTTTATCAACGAATCGGCCATAATTTATACCTCGCAATAATTGTTACAAGAAACAGATTAGCAACGTAGTTTGCTATAAGAATCATATCGCCTTTGGGTACGATATAGATTGTCATAAAAACCATACCAAACCACCACATTGCTATAAAACCTAGAGTCAGCCCATCTGAATTTTTAGAACGGTAGGATTCGATGGCTTGGGGCAGGGCCGAAGCCCCAAGCAGTATAGAACCTAGAACGCCGAATGTATCAAACATTGTAGTGATCCTTAACCTGAAACTTTTTCCAGTCATAAGGCTCGATCTTATCGCGCCAACCTTTAGAACGTACAATTTTCTGTAAGATTGGAATCTCAAAATCGCGGGCATCCTCAAGGGCAGTATGCGGTTCAGCGATAAGGTTACCTGTTACAAAACCTGCAACAGTCTCAGCATCGGTTTTGAACGTCATATTTCCTTTATCGGTAGCATTATTGAAACGATGATTGTCGAGCACAAAACGCTTATACTTTTTGGAACGGCAGATATTGCCTACAGCGGCTTGCCAAAGGCAGAATCGGCTAGTGAAAGAATCTAGAACGATACCTGAATTGTTACATTTGCTAGAATCGAAAGCTAGATTGTATGCGGTTAGAATAGGATCATAAGTACCGATACATTTATTGATCCAGTTATTTATAGCGGTAACCGATGCAACCATGCGACGGCCATCAGCAATCATAGCGTTGTAATTATTAGCACGACGCTCAAGGTTAGCAGAAGCCCAAAAACCGTTATTGTTTTTGTCATGGAACAGTCGGCTAGTGTCGAAAAACTCACGCACGAGCACAGCACAACTGTTATAAATTTTGCCGTGACGATCACAAACAACAATGGCAAAATCCATAACGGTATCGTCGAGGGTCGTTTCAGTATCTAGAACAGCGAAGTATTGTCGTTTCATAATTTATAACCTAGTAAAGTGACAGAATGGCTAGTATATCACAAAAAAGCTACAACAACCCGCCGCCCATCGGCCCCGCGCCGCCGCCTATCAACCGACCAGCGGTCGATTTGAGCCGACAAGCGGTCGGTTTAGCCCTTGACACGGGCAAAAATTATATGATATAATTTTTGGCGCCACCGATATAAACTTTATATCGGTGTGGTTTTTATAACGTGGAACCATGTTCCACGTGGAACCTAGTCCCAAAGTTCTTCAGGTTCGCTGTTATAGGTTTTATAGAGATCGTCATACATTCTAGCAAGCCAGCTAGGATCGTTCCAATCCTTAAATGTTCCAAAACTTGGAACAACCGCATACATTTTCTCGTAGAGTGTTATAAAATCTATTTGAAGTTGTGTTATGGTTTTCATATTAGTGTCCTTGTTTGCTTGGAATGTAAACGCCTTCGATACAAAAGTAATCACAAACCGCTTTGAGATATTGGATGTTATCCTCATAGAAGGTTATATCCTCTATATCGAACATATCTCTGTATTCTTCAATGATAGGCTTGAGCCCGTAAACCTTGAGAGTAGCACCCGACGAAACATCGCCTTCCGCTCTACTAACTATATGGTCAGGATCGCCTAACTTTGTGCTAATAAATGTAAGATCAGCATCCCGCAAAATGCGGGCAGTAGCGATAATAACAATACAGTCGGGATCAGCGTTATCTTTTTTATATTGTTCTGCCAATGGTAACAAGCTGTCATCCATAGCGCGATGCTCATTCGCACGCCAGTAGCCAAGGTCGATACGCTCGCCATTGTTATCAAAAATAGTACGGTAGCGATGCAGTGAGCATACAATTGTGCCGTCCATGTCATAGATTGCTATCCTTTTCATAACCTATATCCTTATAAAGTCTAGAATGTTGTAAGGTTTAACTTGTCTGCCCTTGCCCTATCGGCCCTATCCGAGGGTAGGCGGGGTTGCTAGCCGCCTAGAGTCATGCCCTACAACAGAAACAATTATACCTAAATTTTTGAGGTCAAATGTCGCCCAAGCGACAATTGCCTACCATCCATCCCCTACAACCTGCCACACATCAGACGACCAGTGGTCGATTCCACCCGACGAACGGTAGCCACAGGGGCTTGACAGGCTGTCAAATTATATGCTATAATTTGGCGCCTGCGCTATAAAAAATATAGCGGTATATTTTTTATAAGCTGCTACTGTTTCACGTGAAACAGTAGCGTGCAAGGAATGTTATCATAAACATAACGTACAGCCACAGGGCCAGGGTAAGTGTTCTCATTCTTGCATCGATCCAGTAAGTGTATTGTAATGCTTATTATAGCTAGGCCCAGTGAGCTTGCGGCCCAAGATTCTATTTTTTATAAGCCACATGAAACCCTTGTAATCAGTCGGCACAACAAAAAACTGTAACGGTTCCTCAACCGCAACTTCAGTGCGACGGCTGAACGCTACAATCTTTGGATCAATTGATAAGCTGGTAAGTTTCATAGCATTATCCTTTTTAGAGCGGGGAGCTATGCTCCCCTTGGTTCTACTGATTAGAACGGATAAAGGTTACAATTGCGGCAAGCGCAGTCTTGTTAGCCTTCGTCAGAGAATCTATATCGTTCTCTGAAAGGTTGAGAGCCGCACCAATGAAGTCCGCGTGAACGTCCTTCTTGATGGGAGCTTCACCGTTCTTGTTTACATAACTTTTAGCTACGTAAACTTTTTCGCGTGAGAGCTTGGCAACCACGCTACGAACAGTCTTGCCGAGATTGTGAGCAATCTGATCTACAGCCATGCCAGCTTGGTAATCGCTTACCATGCGGGCAGTCTGCTCTGGGGTATAATTAGGGGCTTTGGCTTCTGCCATTTTCGCTACTCCTGTGCTGTTGAAAGAAATTCTATTATAGGCCAATCTAGCGGGCAATGCAAGTCAATAATTCGCCGCCTGTCTGCCTGGAGCTACCGTCTGTCGGGTTAGGTTGATTCTAATCTTTAGTACAAATTTTGTAATAGATTATAGAATTTATATTATAATAGATTATAGAATTTATACCTAACTAGGGCGGTTATTAGACCGTTATGTAAATTATAACCGAGGGGCCCTCCAACACGGCCTATTTTTAGAATTTTTTGAAACCCCTAAGGTGCCAAATCTGACCCTAAACCGTAACACCCAACACAACACCTGACCCTAAACCGTAACACCCAACCCCACAAAAATTTCCAACTTGCACAACAACCAGTCTAAGTGTTATAATCAAAACAAAATTGGAGCCAACTATGTCAACTCACCTACCAGCCGAAACCGTTAAGATAAGTCCCGAGGCCTTAGAAATCGCCAACTGCTACTTACAAGTACAAGACGCACGTAAAGTTGCCAACGAACTAGACATCAGCCAAGAACTGGTAGTAACCACACTAGCCCGCCGTGAGGTACGTGGCTACATAGATCAAGTATTCTTTGATACTGGTTTCAACAACAAGTTTCTTATGCGTAAGGCTATGGATAGTCTAATCCAGCAAAAGTTTCAGGAGTTGGAGGAGTCAGGGGTCGGATCAAGCAAAGACATAGCAGACCTGCTCAGCTTAAGCCATAAAATGAGCATGGATCTCCTAGACCGCGAGATTCAATTGGAGAAACTAAAGCAAGGCACACAGGGACCCCAAAAGCAGGTTAACGTACAGATTAACGAAACTGACGGCTCAAAGTATGGTCAGCTTATACATAAATTAATTAGTGGTGATGGTGTATAATGTGGTTCGCCCTAGCCAGCATATTTCTCAGCATTTTAGCAACAATTTTATTGGTAGAATTTTTCCATGCTCGTAGTAAGTAGACCAGACATAGACTGTGACTATATCACAGAGTACGACCCTAAACTGCGGTTTATTAAGCTACCCATAGATAACTATTTAAAGCTGCTTAACTTATACGACACAATAAATCGCCCACAGGTGGCACTAATCAACGCAGCCAATAATCCACGTTACAGATTTATCTGTGCCGCACTAGCACGCCGACTGGGTAAAACCTACATAGCTAACATTATAGGTCAACTAGTAACACTAGTGCCTAATAGTAATGTGCTTATTATTTCGCCCAACTATAATCTTAGCTCAATCAGCTTTGAGTTGCAGCGCAGATTGATCAAACACTTTGACTTGGAGGTAGCTCGTGACAATCTTAAAGACAGGGTTATCGAACTGGAAAACGGTTCCACTATCCGCATGGGAAGTGTCGGCACAGTCGATAGTACCGTGGGTCGCAGCTATGACCTTATCATATTTGATGAGGCTGCACTATCGGAGCGTGGCGAGGATGCTTTCAATGTTGCACTAAGACCAACACTAGACCGTCAAGGTGCTAAAGCTATATTTATTAGTACACCTCGCGGCAAAAACAACTGGTTCTCTAGATTTTGGCAGCGTGGATTTGATAGTAATTTTCCAGAGTGGATTAGTTTACAAGCTGACTATACAGAGAATACCCGCATGGCTGAGTCGGACGTTGAGGAAGCACGTCGCAGCATGCCTAAATCAGAGTTTGAGCAGGAGTACATGGCTTCGTTTAGTACCTATTTAGGACAAATCTATGAAGGCTTTAAGCCTGAGTATATCCTAGACGAATTACCTGAGGGATTACGTGGCGAAGCAATTGCTGGATGTGATCCAGGCTACCGTGATGCTACGGCTTGGGTTAACATCATATATGATCCTAGTAGTGACAAGTTCTACTGTGTAGAGGACTACTTAGAGTCGGAAAAGAATACTAGTGAGCATGCTAGTCGCTTTAGGCTAATGATGGAGCACTGGGGTGTTGAGATCGTATTTATTGATTCGGCAGCAGCACAGTTTGCGGCGGATTTGGCCTATAATTATGACATAGCTACTACTAGGGCTAAAAAGGATGTATTACCAGGTATCGCCTATGTGCAAACCCTAGTACAGCAAGGCAGATTATTAGTCCACAAAGATTGTGTACACGTCCTAGCAATGCTAGATCAATATCGCTGGGATACTCGTGAAGGTTTGACCAAGGAAAGGCCCAAGCATGATGAGTATAGTCACATGGCTGATGCAGTTCGTTATGCACTTTACAGCTATACCGTATAGGTCTTAGAAATTTTGAGTTGAATTGGTGGTTGGTTTTAGGCTATAATAGTCAAAATTGGAGTAAAATGTGGCTATAAACACAAATAAACGCATAGCCGTTAAGTGGATTAGGGACAAAGCCAAGTCAGCTTATGAAAAGTCTAATCACTGTTATATATGTCAAACTACTAGTGAACTTGAGCTTCACCACCTGCACTCAATTACCTATTTACTAGAAACTTGGGCACGCCGTGGTGGCGTCGATATTAGTAGTGATGAAGCCGTGTTAGCCATTCGAGACCAGTTTATTGCTGAACACCACGCAGAAATATATGAACTTGTATATACCCTATGCAATCGTCATCATGTTCAGCTGCATGGAATCTATGGTAAGAGCCCAGCTCCTAGTAGTGTACTAAAGCAAAAACGCTGGATTGAATTGCAGCAGGAAAAGCATATTAATGGTGCTAGTAATTTTCGTGGGTCTAGTTATGGTTCCTATTTCTCACAATTTTTAGGGGAAATAAGTGGCACTAGAAAAGATCAGTAGCTGGATTCGTGAAAAGCTAAATCCAGCTCAGCAACAAATACACTATGATGAAGGCGGTACTATTGGTACTGAAGGTAGACTACTTAGCTACCAGCAAGCCTTTAAGAACATAGATAGTGTAAACAGATCAGTAAACATGGTTGTAGCAGCCTGCGCTAGCTTAGACTATGACATAAAAGACAAAGTAGTAGATGGTGTAACGCTAGGCGTTCGCCAAAAAACATTAAACACACTATTAAACTACAGACCAAATCCTTACCAGTCAGCACAAGACTTTAGACGTGAGATCTTTAAGGACCTGTTACTAGATGGCAATGCTTTCATACACTTTGATGGTACTTTTATGTACCACCTGCCAGCCGCCAATGTAGAAATACACAGCGATCCTAAAACCTTTATTAAGGGGTTTAGGTATAGTGGTACGGTAGAGTTTAAGGATAATGAGGTATTCTACTTTAAGGACATTAATAGTGAGAGTATCTACCGCGGTGCTAGTCGATTGCAGAGCTGTATAGAAAATATTAATATATTATTCTCAATGCAGGAGTTTCAGCAAAAGTTTTTTGATAATGGCACTGTATTTGGCTTAGTGCTTACGTCGGAGAATAGTTTATCGCAGGTTGCTAAGGAAAAAACACTGCAGTACTGGCAGCAGCGATATAATGCTAAGTCGGGTGGCAAGCGACCCATTATCCTAGATAGTGGATTGAAACCTATGCGTCTGTCAGAGCAATCATTTAGTGATCTAGACTTTGATAATGCAATTAAAACACACGGCGAGCGTATTATGACTGCAGTTGGGGTTCCGCCAATATTACTACAAGGTGGTAACAATGCTAACATTGCCCCTAATCTACGGTTATTTTACCTGGAAACTGTACTGCCAATTGTTAAGCTGTATATATCCTCAATTGAGCGATACTTTGGATATGACGTGGAAGCAATCACCTCCACTGTAAGTGCACTACAACCAGAACTAAAAGATATAGCAACCTATCATCAAACACTAGTTAATGGTGGCGTTATAACACCAAACGAAGCCAGAGCAGAATTACGGTATGCCAAGATAGAAGGTGGCGATACCATTAGAGTACCTGCAAACATCGCAGGTTCAGCAGCCAATCCCGCACAGGGGGGTAGGCCACAAGGAGCGAGTGAGTAAATGGACATAAAAAATAAAATTATTTATTTTGGGTCTAAATTTACTGCTAAAGCACAACCACAGGACGATGAAGATCAAACAATCATGATTGAGGGTTATGCCTCTACCAATGATACTGATCGCGTAGGGGATGTAGTGCCTACTAGTGTTTGGTCCAAGGGTATGGAAAACTATTTAAAAAATCCAATTATCCTAGCCTTTCATGACCAGCGCATGCCTGTTGGTAAAATGGTTGATCACAAAGTTGACGAAAAGGGATTGTGGATTAAAGCTGCAATCACGGATGCTGCCGGCGATGTGTATAAGCTAATTAAGAAAGGTATCTTAAGTGCGTTTAGTATTGGGTTTAGGGTCAAAGATGCTGAGTATAAAAGTGAAGCAGAAGTATTTTTAATCAAAGACCTAGAATTACATGAAATCAGTGTAGTTAGCGTACCTGCCAATCAGAATACGCTTTTTAGTTTAGCCAAAGCATTTGATAGTGCAGAGGAATATGAATTATTTAAACAGCAATTTGCAGTGGAAGAATCAGCTAAAGGGCTAGAGGACTCACAGCCAGCAAATAGCGCAAACAAAGAGGAATGGAACATGGATCCAAAATTACTAGAAGAGATGTTAGCTAAGGCTGCTGCTACTGCTGCTGAGCAAACTGCAAAAGCTGTTGTAGAAGCACAAACTAAAGCTGCCACAGAAGCCGCTGAAGCTGCAAAAGCCGAAGCCGCACTAGAAGCAAAAATCAAAGCTGCTGTTGCCGCAGTACAAACAGTTGACACAGGTGCAGAGCGCCTATTAGCTGACGTTGAAAAGCGTCTTAACGAGCAAGCTGAAAGTCACAAGAGTGCACTAGAAGGCTTAGAAACTGCTCTTCGCGAGAAAGCTGCTGAACTAGAAGCTATTCAAAAGAGTCGTATGCAGTTTACAGATCCTAAGGGTGATAATGGTGACGTTAGCTTTAGTGAGAAGCAAGCTGCTGTATTTATCAGCAAGATCACAAAGCGCCCAATGGAAGAAACAAAGTACTACAAAGAACTAGCAACTAAGTATGCTAGCGGTGGTACAGCTGGTGCTGCTGGTAGTGGTGGCGGTGCTGGTGGTGCAATTCGCCTACCAAGCAAGAATTGGGAAACAGAAATCAGCACAAACATGGAAGACGAAATTCGTCGCGCACTAGTTGTTGCTGGTACAATCCGTCAGATTGCTATGGCACAGCCTTTTATGAAGCTGCCTATCAATCCTGATGCTGGTGCAGATGCAACCTGGGTAGCTAACAGCGACTTTGGTGGTACTTCAAGCAGTGGTACAGCTCGTCAGCATGCTCTAAAAGAAATCGAAATCAGCAGCGCAAAGCTAGCTACCAAAGAGTATGTTAACTTTGAAGAAGAAGAAGATGGCCTAATCGCTATCGTTCCTATTATCCGTGACGCTATCGTTCGTCGTATGGCTAAGACACTAGACAAGTCTATGCTAATCGGTAACGATGTTGGTGCTACAACTTATGCAGCCGGTATCGATGGTTTAGCTAGCTATGACGCACTAGCAAGTGCTAGCCCCACAGTTGCTGTTGGTGGCAAGTTTACAGCTGCTAAGTTCCGTGATGCACGTCGTGCACTAGGTGTTTGGGGTCTAGATCCTAGCGA